CGGGACTCTCCGCATGATCACCTCGACGCATCGGGACAACCCCTACTACGTCGACCGCGACGGCGCGTACACCGAGGCGGGCGCCGAGTACATGGCCAAGCTCGACGCGCTCACCGGGGCGCGGCGCCTGCGCCTGCGGGATGGCCTGTGGGTGGCGTCCGAGGGCGTCGTCTTCGAAGGCTGGGACGACAGCATCCACGTGATCAACCGCTTCAAGCCGCCCGCCAGCTGGACGCGCTGGTGGTCCATCGACCTGGGGTACACGAACCCCTTCTGCTGGCAGGACTGGAGGGAAGACCCGGACGGCCGCCTCTATCTCGTACGCGAGATTTATATGACGCGTCGCCTGGCCGAGGACCACGCCAGGCAGATCTTGCACGTCATGGCACAGAACCAGGACGAGCCACGCCCGCGCGCCATCATCACCGACCATGACGCCGAGGACCGGGCGACCTTGGAAAAGCACCTCGGCATGAGTACCCAGCCCGCCCGCAAGTCCGTCAGCGACGGCATTCAGGCCGTGCAGTCCCGCCTCAAGGCGCAGGGTGACGGCCGGCCGCGCCTGTTCATCATGCGCGGCGGTCTCGTCGAGGAGGACAAGTCGCTTGCCGACTCCGGCCGGCCGACGCGTACGGCAGAGGAGATCCCTGGCTACGTCTGGGCAGTGAAGCCGGGTAGCGGTGCGGGGCTGAAGGAGGAGCCAGTGAAGCGCAATGACCATGGCTGTGACGCGCTCAGGTACATGGTTGCTGCGCGTGACCTGGCGGTGCCGCGGAAGCGTGTGACGCTGCGGTCTGTGAGCCCACGATAGCCACCACCTTCACACCTGTCGGTCAATGCATGCCGTAACCTTCGATTCAAAGGCAATGTGGAGGTGTGGGTATGGCGGGCACGCAAGACCTGATCGACGCCTACGCCGAACTCTGCGACGCCCGCGCCGCCTACGCCAAAGCCGAGGCATACTTCGACGGCGACGTCGACGAGATCTACGCCTCCGACAAAGTCGCCCGCATGCTCGCGAAGTCCAACCTCGACGAACTCGACGCCATCAACTTCGCCCGCATCCCTGTCACCGCCGTCACCGACCGCCTCCACATCACCGCCATCACGACAGGCGACGACGACCTAGACGAAGAGATCAAACGGCTGGTCAAACGCAACCAGCTCGACGAAGAACTCCCCGGCCTCCACACCCGCGCCTGCTCCCAAGGCGACGCCTACCTCATGGTCTGGCCCACCCTCAGCGAGACAGGCGACGTCGACGACGTCGACATGCTCGTCAACGGCGCAGCGACCGTCCGCATCATCTACGACGACGAGAACCCGCTCCGCAAGAAGCTCGCCATCAAGTCCTGGACCATCGGCGCAGGCAAAGACCAGCAGATCCGCGCCGACCTCTGGTACCCCGCCCCACCCGACCAGACCGAGGGCAGGATCGAACGCTGGGTGTGGCAAGGCCGGCACCGCGGCAAACAGAACAAGTGGCAGCCGTACGTGGACGACGGACAGGACGCTGTCCTGCCGAACCCATGGGGCGAGATCCCGTTCTTCCACTACCGCACGGACCGCCCCTACGGCCGGCCTGAGCACTATGCCGCATACGGCCCCCAGGCGTTGATCAACAAGCTTGTCGTCTCCCATGCGGCGACCGTGGACTACCAGTCGCTGCCGCAGCGGTACGGGCTCATCGACCCGGCCGTCGACCAGTCGGGCATGCAGGGCGCCGACTCCGACCCGGCATCCCCGTACGACGACGGCGCCGACCCGGAGGACCCGGGAAACCCGTCGCAGCTACGGAACGACCCGGGAGAACTGTGGCTCCTCCAAGGACTCAAGGGGGTAGGTCAGTTCGACGCCGCCAGCCCTCAGGTGTACCTCGCGCCGTTCGACCGGTACGTGAAGGCCATGGCGCAGGTGACCTGCACCCCGTTCGCCGAGTTCGACTCCACCGGAGACGCCATCAGCGGGAAGGCGAGGGTGGAGGCGAGGGCATCTCTAACGGCCAGGGTGCAGGCCCGGCAACGCTCGTTCGGCGCCACCCACTCCGACGCCTTCGAGTTCGCGCTGCGGCTCCTGGGCTACGACGACGCGGACGTCACGGTCCGCTGGCAGCCCGCCGACTACCGCGACGACGCCGACGGATGGGCCACCACAAAGGCGAAGACCGAGGCCGGCGTCCCCAGGGCCCGCGCGCTCATCGAAGCGGGATGCCCGCCCGAGCTGGTCGAGGAATGGATGCAGTCCCTCGACGACGACGCCGAACTGTCCCGCCGCGCCGACCTACTGGTGAAGATCGGGAACGCAGTCCAGGCCCTCGGCACCGGCGTCCAGCTCGGCGCAGTCCAGAGCGAGGACGTCACTCGCCTTCTCGACAGCGTCCTCGGCGCTACCGCCGCGCTCACCACAGGTGAGGCCGATCAGTGACCAGCCCTGCCACGCCACGCCAACTCGCCTCCCTCGTGCAGAACCAGCAGGCAGCAGAGGCGGCCGGCCTCGAAGAGCGGACCGCAGCGCAAGCCGACGGAGGGGTGGGCGCCCAACTGGCCGGACTCCTTGCCGCCGCACTGGCCGCATGGGTGACCGCGTTCGGGACGCTCACCACAGTGGGCGCGTGGGCCAAGCTGACCAGCCTCCTCGCCGGCGTGCGGCGTGACGTGGACGGAGCGAGCCGTGGACTTGGCCGCCGCTCACAGCGCGCGCTGGAGGACTCCCTTGCCGAGGCCGCACAGATGGGCGCCCGGCACGCTGCCGATTTCCTCAGCCGGGCCTCCGGCCGACACCACACAGCGCCGGACGTGGAAATTCCTGAGGCGGCCCTCGACGCTGCGCGCGACCTCGCCGACGCGGTGGCCACGCAACTGCAGCTCGCCGCACGTCTGTTGTCCCCGTGGTCGGTTTCGGGGAGCGGATGGCGGGGCGTTGTCCTCGGACTTGCGGCCGCCCGGCGTGCCGTGACCCTAGTGCGGCAGACGATCGCGTGGGCTGTGCACCGGACAGTCAACGACGGGGCAGCGCAGACCGCCGACCGTTACGGGGCGCGCGGACTGTGGGTGACTGAGCCCGACGCCTGCGTCATCTGCCTCGCCTACGCCGGACGCCTCGCCGACCGCGATGGTCGCTTTCCTGGCGGACTGTCCATGGATCCGGACTCCCGCAGCACCAGCCGGGCCGCCCTCGACGGGCCCCCGGCTCACGTCAACTGCCGCTGCCGCCTCGTGCCCTGGATGCCCGACTGGGACACCGGCCCCGGCAGCCTCCCCGATCTGCTGCGCAGCCAGGCGTGGCGGTCTGTTGCTACCGGCCGCGGGCGTCCGTCCGAATCGCATGCCGCCCGCCGGAGGGCGGCCCGAGCACTGCTGGCGCAGCGCGGACTGTCCGCGCGTGTCCGGCGTCAGGCTGCCGCGACCGCGGCGGGCCGAACGTGAAGGAGAAACCGATGGCACCCAGCCCCGAACCTGAGACCCCGGAAGAGCCGACCGCCGTCGTCGAACCGGATCCGATCGACGAGCCCGCCGACGACTGGCAGCCGCCGACCCGCGACGAGTGGGAGGCGCAGCAGGCGAAGCTGCGCGCGGCCACCGGTGAGGCTGCGGCCCGCCGCAAGTACTTGCGCGAGCACGGCATCGACCCCAAGACCGGGCAGAAACTCCAGCCGGACCCGGAACCCGAACCAGTCGCGGCCCCTGCAGCGAAGGACATGACGACGCCGGGGCTCACGGACGCGGACGTGAAGCGGGCCGTAGAGAAGGCGGTCACCGAGACCCAGCTCAAGGGCGTCCGGCAGATGCGGACGTTCGCCGTCGGCTTCAACAAGGCCCTGTCCGAAGCGGGCTGGAACGGTACTCGCCTCGACAGTCTGATGCGGCTCCTCGACCTCGACGACGTCGACATCGACGACGGCGAGATCACGGGCCTCACCGAACAGCTCGACACCCTGAAGACGGAATGGCCGGAGTTTTTCAAGCGCGTACGCGCCACTACGTCCAACCCGGCGGCCGGTTCTGGCCAGAACGGCGCACCGGCGGCTAAGGTTGACACAGCCGACAAGAAGCCTCCGGCACCCGAGCCCAAGGGATGGGCCGAAACGGTTGCCGAACGCGTACTTCGCGGCCAGTAGCCCAGGCAAGGGCACACAACGGGATCCCCCGGGTCCCCGCACAGGTTCGAGCAGGACGCTCACAGGTCCGCCCAGGTAGGGCATCCCCCATCCGTGGCGGGCCGTGAGCCCCCTGCTTCCAACCGAGGTGCACAGGTGGCTTCCACCGACATCATCGACAACTGGATCCCGATCGAGTGGGACGACACCGTCATCACCCGGGTACTCCAGGACTCCGCGATCGAGCGCTACGGCCGGCCCCACATCATGCGGTCCGCGACCAAGCGCGTTCTGCGTTCCAGTGGCCTGTCCGTGAACGGCGGCGGCACGTACACCGCTGACACGTCGACGAACGACTACATCACGCTCACCGCCCGCAAGCTCAACAGCCTGTTCGTCGTGGACGAGGACGACCTTGCCGACGCCGACAGCGTCATCGACACGATCAAGACCAAGGGCCAGGACTGGGCGATCTCCTACGCCGACTCCTTCGACAACGCCTGCCTCGCCGTGTCGGCGGCGGAGAACGGTACGACGATCCCGTACACCAGCGTCTACAAGTCGCTGCGCACCACGAACTCCGCCACCGACTACACGGCGGACGACAACTACCTGACGTGGGACGACGACCTCACCTCTATCGCCTCTCCGGCGGTTGGGACGTCGCTGTACGAGCGGCTGTCCCAGACGTTCAAGAAGGTCGAGACATCGAAGTACTGGTCGCTCGCGGACCAGCTCGTGATCGCCTCCCCCGGCTGGCGTGACGCGCTCCGCAACTGCCTCGACGCGCAGGGCCGCCCCATCTTCATCCAGGGCACCGGTGGAACCCCCGA